CAAAGAATGAAATCGTTGAGCAGAAGACGGACGCTAGTCTGAAACTGGCCTGGGATGCCCTCGGGTCGGTTGCGTCGCGTGCGGCCACCGTGAGGTGGATCGCGAACAACAAGGCCACCTCGGCAGGGTACCTCGTTGAAGGCGTGGTGACGTCCTATTGGCTGGGACTCACCTTGTGCAAGAAGCTCGCTGTGACGGCGGCTGGGCACCCGGCTGTGGCCGGGATCGCCTGCCTGTTCGTCTGGGCGTGCGTGGCGACCGCGTGGGCGGCCTTCGGGCCGACGTTCGTTTGGTCGGTCACGCAGCTCGCGTGGGCGCGGGTGGAATACCTGCGCTTCACGTGGCTCTTGCCGTTGGGCATCGTCCTCGACGCGTTCGAGCACCTTTCCTGGGCTGTCCCAGAGGTGGTCAACTCGAGCGTGAAGAGGGCGGCGCAGGACAAGTTGGTGATGGGGGTCGCAGACTCTCTCTTCGTGTACCTCCAGGTGTGGACCCCGTTCGCACTCGCTCGCGGTTTCAACCGCATGTGGGTGCGAGCCGCGCAGGGGCGATTCGTCGTCCCCGCCGCCCACCTGGATGTGCTGAAGCTCCCCGTGCTGCTGGTCAACCTTGATGTGCCCTTGTACGTCCCTTTCGGGTCGACTGGGGCCTACCGCAAAATTTACCTGGATTCCACCGGGAAGTTCGCGGTTCATGTGACCGGGGCGGGGGTTGAGCCGACGACGCAGGTCGGGTCGCTCGCGGAGCTCCTTACGGGAGCGACGCTTGAGTCGGCCCAACCAGGAAGCGTGGAGATGAAGATCCCAAAGCTCGCGAAGTGCATACTCGTTTTCAAAGACGAGATGGGTCGTCCCCTCTGCCACGGATTCCGTCTGAAGGACGGAGTCATGATGGCTGAGCACTCGTGGGTGAAAACGATCTCGCTGGCGCGGCACGTCACGATCGAGGCCAACGGGCAGGAATGCCCGATGTGCTTTGAGGAGTGGGCGGTCCGNCGCCGCGGACCGGACATCGTGTGGTTGAGGCCCCAGAAAGGCCTTTTCACGTCGATGGGGATCCAGTCTGCCACCCTAGCTGCCAACATGGCCCTTGCTGGCCATATCCAGCGCCTCCATCCCCTCGGGCACTACAGCGAAGCCTGGGGGAACATCTCGCAAGAGAGCCACGGGTTCGACCGGATACATAACATCACAACCGAAACGACCGTCAGTGGCAGCCCAGTGTTCGACCGAGAGCAGAACGTGGTGGGTCTTCATCGAGGGAGTGTGAACTACGATCTTGGAGCCGGCGCAAAGACGCTGGTCAATATCATGGTGCCCCGTTCCTCCCTGAAGCTCCTCCTAACGATGGACAAAATCGTGAAGGAGGAGTCGCCCGCGTCGAACACCCAGAAGGGAAACGACCCCGACTGGCACGAACCCTCGCCTGAG